TAAGTTTACTGATACAACTTATGACTTAGGTATTGTTCCTGTACATTTTACAGAAATAAATGATACAGGTTCTCCTGAAAAACTTGACGTTGAACCAGTATTAAACTTAGCAGCTTATGAATATATCATTAATAAGTTTGTACCTAAAGATTCATTAGTTGTTGAAGATTTAAATTTAAAATCTAAGGAGGGTAGATTAATTGAAGAAATTAAAATGGTACTCACCAAAAGATATGATCAAATAAAAAATATAAAAAGAAAGTTTTTTGAAGCAAAAGAAATTCAACAGTTAATTGAACTACTTGATACTACTGAAAAGACTAAAGTTTTAAATTTATTTATAGATCAAGTATATAATATGTTAGTTTCTAAAGAACTACCTAATGGTAAATTAAAACCAGGGTTGTCTAGTGAAATAAAAAATATAAGTAGGGATTTAACTAATAATAAAATTGATGTTAAAGAAGCAATAAACAGGTTCATGGTTATTAAACAAACTGTTGAAATATTTGGACCATTAATTGAATCTTTAAATGCATTTAAAAGATCTAACATATCTTATATGGATACTGTAGACAATCCAGTATTTAATAAAATTAATCACTGTATAAGTGCATTGTCAGATATTAATAAGACTTATGAAGATGAGGTTGTTTATTATTTAGCAGATATATTATATGAAAATGGTATATCTAAAAAAGCTAATGAAGATGTTAAACGTGAAATTGAATTTCAAAAGAAACAAATAGAACAATTAAAAAAAGTAGATCCTAAGAAAGCTGAAAAACAACAACAAGTTCTTGATAAAAGAATAATGTTCTTAAGAAGTGAAGAAGGTGTAACTAAAAATGTTCTTATTAAATCTTTAAAAGAAGGTTCATCTGAAGATATAAGTACAATGGATTTATATCTTACATCTGCAATAAGTTCAAGTAATGAATTGTTAGCATCTTTTGCAAAAACTCTAAAGAATGATTTGGAGAATGCAAGACAAGAACTTCTTTCATTTGAAAGATCTGCAGCAACAGCATTTGAAGATTATGCAAAATCTACATCTGTTAGTAGAAACGATGTTGCTGAATTCAATAAACCTTTCTTTGAAGAAGTAAATGTTTTTGATAAGATGTCACCTGAAGGTGAACCAATGTTTAAAAAACAAACTAGATTTGTAAGTAACATTGATTATAATGCATATAACAAAGTATATGCTAATTATATAAAACTCTTGGGTGAAGCTAAAACACCTGCTGACAGAAGTGCATTAAGAAAAGCATTTATTAAAAGTTATAAAAAGATTAGACCTAAAGAGGATATAGTTATAAAAAACCCTTATACTAAAAAAGAAGCAATTCTTGTTAAAGGTTTAAATAGTTTAATTGAAGATCAAAGAAGACTTTTTGAAAAAGGTCTTATAAGTGAAAATCAATTAAATAACTATATTGCTAGAACTGAAGGTAGACTTGAAAACAATGAACTTGTTTTTGATGATGAATTCTTAATGATAAATCCTGAAAAATTTAGAAATCAAAAATATGAAGCACTGTCTGGTGCTACTAAAAAGTATTATGATTTCTTGGTATCATCTCACTTTGAATCACAAGAAGACTTACCTAAAAAATTAGGATATAGATTACCAGCAATAGTAAAAACTGGACTAGATCAACTAAAAGAAAATGGTATTAAAGATTATTTCATGTATAAATGGGAATACTTTAAGAAAAGACAGAAGGAAGAAATTCAAAGGTATGGAAGTGATATAAAAGAAATACCAATGATATATAATATTGAGATAGATCCTGAGTTAGTTAATTTAGATTTAGTATCATCTATAATAGCTTATAGAGGATTTTCATTAGACTATAATGCTAAACAAGAAAATCTATCAGCAGGTGAAGCTTTATTAGATATAGTTAGATTAAATCCTCCAACTAAAACTGATAGTTTAGGTAATAGATACTTTGATAGTGTAGCTTCAAAATTAGGTATAAAAGATGAAGCTCTTAAATATTATAAAAATAAACTTGGTGATAATAATATAGCTAAGTTACTTGCTATATTTATTGATACTCAAATATTTGGTAAACACAATGTTGAAGCAGTGTACAATATATTTGGAAAATCAGTAGATATGAATAAATTAGTGGATTCAGTAATGTCATTTGCAGCTGTTACACAATTAGGTGGTATTAATCCATTACCTGCTTTAGTTAACTATATGCAAGGTAATGTTCAAGCTAGTATAGAAGCATTTGGTGGACAATTCTTTTCAGATAAAGAATGGTTACAATCAAGAGTTGAGTATGATGCAAGTATTATAGATTACTTAAAAGATTTTGCAAATCCAGTTAATAAATCTTTTATAGGTCAACTAACAGATACTATTGATCCTATGCAAGGAGAATACAAAGATGCAGCTGGTAGAAAAGTATCACAGTCTGCATTTAAGAAAATGTGGTCTTCAGATACTTGGTTCTTTTTACAGCATCAAGGAGAACATTCTATTCAAATAAGAACTATGATTGCTATTCTTTTATCAACTAAAGTTAAAGATGCATCAGGAAAAGAAATTTCTATGTTTAAAGCATATCAAGAAAACTTTAAAAAGACAGGTCAAATTACTTTAAATGGATATTTTACTGATGATAAACTTTCTGAAAATGGTAAAATATCAAGAGATGTTCAAGATAGATTACATGCTCTTAACAAAAGAATGCATGGTATATATAATAGTTTTGATAAACCTGCTTTAGAAAGACATGCAGTAGGAAGACTTCTTATAATGTATAGAAAGTTTTTAGCACCAGGTTTAAAGAGAAGGTATAAAAGACTAGGGTTAGACCAAGAATTAGGTACTTTTACTGAAGGATATTATAATACATTTTTTGATAAACTAATAACAGATACTAAAAAATTAGTACGTTTTTATATGGGATTAGAGAAAAATGGTTTCTCACCTCATGAAAAACAAAATTTAAGAAGGGCTGCTAGAGAAATGATGATTGTATTTGCTACTGGTTTAGCAGTAATTGTAATAGCTTCTTTAATGGAAGATGCAGATGATGATGATGAAAAAAGATTTTTAAGTAGATTTCTTTTTACAGCTATGAAATTAAATCAAGAACTTGGTATATACTTAACTTTTGGAGATCCTCAAAATGCATTATTAACACCCAATATTAGAGAATTTTATAATAACTTAAAAGGTGTATCTGCAATTACAGGTACTACTGACAGATTTGTAAAATTAGTAAAACAATTATCTGATCCAACAGAAGTATATAAAAAAGATACTGGTATATTTAATAAAGGTGATAGTAAACTACTTGCAGCATTTATGAAATTCTGGGGTATAACAGGTGTAAACTTTGATCCAGAAGAATCTATTAAGTACATGAAGATGAAACAATAGGCTAGTCAAATAAAACTATAAGAGGGGCTTAAAACAACCCCTCTTTTTTAGTCTAATGAAACACCATAGTTATTTAGTAAGTCAATGAGATGCTCATTTAGCTTTGTAGCTAGTTTGATCTCATGCTCATCTTCACTATACTTCCAATACCTTCTAAGTTCTTGTTTCATATCCCAAACAACCATCTTCCAATCTGAAGCATGAACTGCATCAGTAAATTCTGATTGTTCTTCAGGTAAGTTAAATGTTATAACTCCTTGTGCCATAATTAATTACCACTGCTTCCAAATCCACCTTCACCTCTTTCAGTAGAAGATAATTCTTCAACTTCTTGAAAGTCAATTTGTGGATAAGGCATTATTATTAGTTGTCCAATTCTATCACCAGGTTGATAATATGCAGTATCAGGAATGTGCTTAAATCTAAATTTAATCTCTCCTCTATACCCAGAGTCAATAACTCCTACAGAGTTAGTAAGTATAAGACCTGAATTACTTATAGAGCTTCTAGGAAATAAAAGTCCTACATATCCTTCTGGGATTTCAATAGCTAATCCTGTACCATATTCCATATAACCAAACTCATCTCTATCAACTTTAGCTATACTAATAGCTGTAAGATCCACAGCAGCATCCCCAGCCTTTGCATAAGCTGGAGTTACTGCTTTAGAATCAAGTTTTTTAATTTTGACTATCATCTTACACCAAATAAATACTTAACCCAACCAGGAATACTGTCAAGTTTAGTTTTTAAATTGTTCATTTCATGTGTTAATGCTGTAACATTAAATCTTACACTTCTGTTATCATTAGAAAGATCAGAAATCTTTTTGTCAAGACCTTTTACAATGCTTTCAGCAGCTCTAACAGCATTTTCTAATGTAATAATTTGTGAAGTTTTACTATCAATTGCTTTTTGATGTTCTTCAATACTCACAAACAGTACTGGATTACCTGCTTCTGTAGTCATATCTACTTTCTCAGATACTACCTTACGAGTTCTAGGTTTCTTTTTAACTTGATTTTCCATTTTTAGTTATTGATTTTATTGTTTGTTCAAAAGGGTTACCTTCTATATTTTGTACCAAAGATAACATTTCTTGTGCTATTTCTCTAATTTCAACCTGAGCATGTTCACTATTTCTAAGCTTTAGAAAGTTAGCAAAGCTTCTCATGTTAAACATTACATCAGCTTGTATTTGAGAATTGTAAGTCTTAAAGAACCTAGCAGATTCTTTAGCTCTCTTTCTACCAAGTATAGGAGTTAAATCTTCTAGACATTGATGATACAACCTACTACCTAAAAGTGTATAATTTCTTAAAACAGCTAACCATTCTGATTCTCCTCTTTCAGCAAAAGGAACTTCATCTTTATCTGGTGGTAATATTTCAGGATTTATATTTTCAGTACATAATATACCATTCCAGTCTTTAGGTAAATAAAATTTATCTTCCTTTAACTCTTTATACCTAGCTGATTCTGCATTAATAGAAGCCATCCTATGCTTTAATAGATGTATATGTGAAGCTATATCACAGTTAACTAAAAAGTGAACTGTAGCTTTCTCAAATGGTGTTTCATGACCATTACTCCATAACATATCTATTAAAGAAGGTATCCTACTTTTCTTATCATCAGTTAACTCTCTTGAGGTACTTGTCCACGCAGAACAAGCTATTACCTCATCAGAGCCATACCAACCTAACAATTCTACAGTATTATTCATATTATAAAGTTGTTATTTCACAAGCTCCGCCTTGGCAGGCTGCTTGATCCATTAAGCTAGTAAGATCATCTTCTTCAATTACTTTAGTTAAATCAATAGAAGTTAAGTGACCTACAAGATTGTTATACTCTTCCTCTGTAATATCTTGAAAAGGAGCTTGGCTGTAAGAGCCCCCATCAAAAGGAAGTACAGATAAACCATTATAATGTTCTTTGTTTTCCCACATCCATTCTCCAACTACTTCCCACTCATCTTTTAAAGAGTTCTTTTCTCCTAAATTACCATAAACTCTATTTTTATCAATAGATATAGTAGCACTGACATTATGTGTATTATCACCATGAATATGTCCAGGTTTTATCCATTTCATGGACACGTTCTTAACTCTTTCTAATGTATCTAAAGCAGATTCAGTTCTTAATACAGAACCAGCAGGTGCTTTAATAGGAATTTCTACTACTGCAGAATTAGGAATTAATAAATGGTCTTTAACTAAGCTAGGATGGTTAGTAGTTAAATACTTATAAAGGTCTTCTGATTTAGACATTTGCATTCTTCTAATATAGAAGTCATTATGCCAAGCATGAATACCTGATGCAGTACCTAATACACAACTTGTAGTACCTGATGGTTTAACACAAGTAATTCTAGCTGCTCTATTAATACCAAGACTCTGACTAACTTCAATATTAGTTAACTCACCTTGTCTAGCAGCTTCTGTAAGGTCATACTTAAATACTTCCATACTAGCAATACCTGTCATACCTACACCAATAAGAGCATCCTTTTCAGTAGTCTTTTTCCAAATAGGTCTTAGGTAATGAAAGTCTGTAAATCCTGCTTGTAAAGTACCAAAGAATGCAGCAACAGCTACTCTATTGTTTAAATCTTCTTGAGATTCAACATTACTTACATTAACCTCACAAAGATTACAGAACTGGTATGGTCTTAAAGCAATCTCACAACATGGGTTAGTACCCCAGTCTGGATTGTTAGTAAAGTAAATACCAGGTTCACCAGCATAACTCAATTCTATTTTCTTCCATAGGTCTAAAAAGAACTCTTTAGTTACTCTATGTCTTACTAATACTGCTGAATTATTTGCTCTACCTCTTTGTGGATTAGTTTCCCACCAACTTCCAAACTTACAAGTTAACATTTGCTCATCATCTGCTGAAAACAAACTAATTAGAGCTGCTCTACGGATACCTCCTGCAAGTACTGAATCAGCAATATGACAAATCATATCATGAACTTCAATAGTTTGTAGTTTCTCACCATTAGCTTTTCTTTCTAATATTTGTTCTAGTTCAAATAAACAAGTCTTAAGAGGTTCAGGACCAGGTGCTTTACCACCAGCAGTAATTAATCTCTGTCCTTTAGCTCTAATATCACTAAAATCAAATCTTGGTTTAGTGTTTCTATAACCTAAATAACTTCCAATTAAATGCTTAACTGCATCAGCCCATCCCTCAATAGAATCTCCTACTAAAAACTTTTGTTCTTTAATAGGCTTTCTAATCTCAGGTAGTTTCTCAATGTGTTTAAATTGTACAGAGTAACCAACTCCTGTTCCTCCTAATAAGAGAAACATAATCTCAGCAAATGCTCTGTAATCATCTACTGGTAAATAACAGCAATTGTAAATCCTAGCTTCATTCTTCTGAATAGCAGGACCTGCAAATTGCAAAGCTCTCATAGAAGGTAATACTTTTTTATCAAATATATACTGAGAGTTTTTCATAATATCAAATGCTAAATGAGGGTATTTGTCTACCATCATTTGTAGATATCTCATTATAATTTCATTATAAGTTTCTCTTCTTCTTAAGCTAGGTAAGTATTTAGCATACTTATTAAAGGTCACAATTTGTGACAAGGTTTCTAATCCAATTTCCATGTTTAAATTTTTTAAAGGGTGGCAAAGATAATAAAACCCCTGTATCTTTCAACAGGGGTATTATCATTAAATAGGCATAGGAATATTGATTGGTAGTTTACCATCTAATATTACAGCACATGCCACTACAGGTTTCCTAGTGTTTTGTTTACCATATGCAAATGCATACTTCTCATGGTCAATTCCACAACCTACAGTAACTCCAAATATTAAATCCTTGTAACTTGCCAAGAATCTAGTATTCATTACTGTATGTAAGTGTCCTATTACAGTAGATTGTCTGTTTTCTCTAGCAGCATTAATAGCTGCCATCTCTCCAGATAACCCTGTACCATGTTGGTAAATAACACCATTTACTTGATGCACAAAATCCCATTCCCATGTAGGAGGACTTTGTAAAAGTTCCTGATAGGTTTTTAACCATGTCTTAGGGAGACCAGCACTAAAAGCTTTTCTGAATGGTAAAGCATCATGATTTCCAATGCAAACTTTAACATTGGGAAATGTATAATACCATCTTTTCATTCTTTCTAAAGCTAAGTTGAACTCATCTCCTGCTGACATACCTTCAGGGTCCTTTTCATGATAGCTAACAGCATGATTGTCAACTGCATCACCAATGTGAACTACAGTACCACAATCATACTCTTCTTGAATTTTTCTACAAAATTCTAAATAACCTTCCTTTGTAAAAGGTTCATGAGGGTCACCTATAACCAATACATTGTCTGGATCTCCATCCAAGTATGGTTCTATCCAACCCTCATTATACCTTTCTACATTTCTAAAAAGTTCTTTAGCTAGTCTAATTATCTCTGAGTTTTTCTCACCAGTAAGTTCACCAATTATTTCTTGTGACTTTTTTAAATAACCTGGTTTTGATTTTAGAAACTCATATACAAGGTTAATCCTTGCATTGTAACTTAATTTACTCATATAGTTCCTTTTTACAAATATAAGAAGATATTAGCTTATAATATCCTCTTCTTCATTAGCACTCTTGTATTTGAGATAATAAGTTTCTTGCTCAAGATCAGGAATAGATGACAACTCAGCATCTTCTGGAAGCTTCATGTCTATTTTACCTTCTATTTCCAACCTTCTCCACTCTTTTTTATAAAGAACTCCTGCAGGACCAAACTTGTCTGATGATGTAACTGAATAAAAATCTAATATTTGTTTTTTGTCTTCAGCCCTAAATTTAGAATATGCACCCTTATCAAATAGTTGTAATGTCTTTTTACTAGCAAATGGTATTTCAAATACTATTATTACTGTATACTTATCATTGTCAACTACTGAATGGAAAGATGAATATTTTCTAAACTTGTTCAATAATTCTTCAAATTGTGGATGAGGACTAAACTTATATATCACAAATATGTGAGTTTCCAATTCTGGAAATTCCTCACAGTATCTGAATGCATTGATAAAATTGCATTTGGGAAAGTGTTCACTGTCCTTAAAGTCTGCAAGTCTACCATTTTTATTTGCAACCAAGGGGAGCAAATAAGCAACAGTTTTGTTTTTTATATTTTTTATTTCATCCAAACTCATATCACAAGATTATCTACTTCAACATCTATAGGAGTTAAAAAACCAGTAGCTGGATAATCATCCTTAATCTTAAGACAGATATAATTCTGATAGAATTTTGATATACCATGATATTCACCATACTGATTAATATATTCTTCAAAGACTGTGGTTCTAAAAGATTCTATATCATCAATATTAGCAAGAAGTTTAATAGCAAAAGCTTTACCTTTACCTTCTAAACCTTTAATATTATCTGCTGAATCTCCAATAATCATAGATTGCCAAAAGTAAAGATCAGCTTCTTGTTCAGTAGTAGTTACCCATTCATTCTTTTTATAGTTGTAATGAGTACCTTCTAACATAAGAAGATCTTTATCTATTGCACAAATTATACAGTCTTCAAGTCTATATCTTACACTATTAACTACATCATCTGCTTCAATGCCATACAAAGGATTAAACTTCCATTTATCTACCATATAAAATTTTATATCATTTAAATGTTCTAATGGTTGTCTATCCTTTCTATTGGCTTTATATTCAGAGTAGACCATTGTTCTTTCAACATCTTTAGTCATACCTACAAAGCCTATATACTTAGAACACTTTGTATTTATGATTATGTTGCTGATTATCTGGTCTACAGATTTGTAAATATCTTCAATAGGTTTATCAAAACTCTTATTATCAGAATCCCAGTGTGCTATAAAACAGATACTATCTGCATCAATTACTGCTATTTTTTCTGATTGTAATCCCATTTTGAAGTAATTTTTTAATTATAAGGTACCAATCTGTTTTTCTTAAAACTACAACTTCATCTCCCTCTTTCTTGTGAAAGACTACATTAACATAATCTTCTCTTTCTGGTACAAGTTTAGGAATACTAGTCTCCATTTCATCAAGAACAAGAAACACATTAAGACCTGTTTTAACAGCTTTACATTGTATATTATAGGTAACACCATTGATATCTATCTTGGCATCATCCATAATTCTACTAGTTGCTCTAGTAGTAGCAGCTCTGTCAAAACCTAAATCTTTTAGTTCTTTAACTATCTTTCTTTCATAATTATGTCCAATCCTTCTAACATTAGGTCTAGACTTAGTTTTTTCAGAGGATAGTTCATTCTTATTCTTAATTTTTCTTCTACTTGGGTTCCTCATAAGTTTTGTTATTAGTAAGCATATTAATTATTTCTTGATATGCTTCAACCTTACCTTCATAAAACTTTATAGTTAAATCATCACCAGTAATAGTATCTAGCTCTGTAGCTACTCTATCACAGGCATCTCTTTTTTTATAAAGAATTTGAAGTAAAGATTCCATTAATTTATCCATACACAAATATATAAAAAGTGAGGGAAATTATTCCCTCACTATATTGTTATGATAAATTAACCTGCAGTAACAAAAGCATTTACTTCTGATGAGAAAGTAGACTGAGGATAGTCAGATGTAATTTCTGATATAACAGTATCATTAATGCTTTCTGTTCTTGTAACAGGCATGTCAAATACTGGATTTACAATATAATCAACACTTGTAGCTGTTGGTTTAGCAAATCCAAATGTAATAAGTACATTTCTCATATCTTTGATAGAAATACCAAAGTGGTCAGCCATTGTTTTAATTTCAGTCTTGTAAGCTTTAAAAGCTGCTACTTCTCTTTGTGAGATATTAATAGTTCTCATAATAAATAATCATTTAAATTTTTTGTTAATTGTTTAGTTAGATCATATCCCTTAATGGATATATAATCTGAAATATCCTTTATACCATCAGGTATGAGAAAACTCCTTATTCCAAATTTTTCAGAAAATTTTTTCATATTAGAAATACCTGTTTCATCATTGTCATAGTTAATTATTATCTCTTTAAATCTTAATGATAATAATTGAAACTGATTCTCATTTAGAAACATCATTTCACTTTGTGGACTAATTGCGTTACACCCAAATAATCTAAAAACCATGCAATCCTTTAATCCCTTTGTTACAATTAATTGTTTAGATTGTTGTTCTAGTTGATTCCAGCCACTAAACATGTGTCTTGGAATATTGCTTGTCCACTTCTTACTTTTCTCTGCATTTGGTCTAAGAATTTTTCTCATACCATTACCATGCTCATAACTATATGCACAGTCATCAACTGACTCTGTATATACATTTACAAGTTCTTCATTATTTACACTTATCCAATAGTCTGTAATAGGTGTTACATTATAAAAATTGAGTATGTCTCTGTTGAGATAATACTTATCCCAATAGATGTCATAATCTCTCCATTCTCTCTTTTTAATTCTTATAACTGTATTATATCTATCTAGCTTATCAGGTAAACCTACATAATTTAGAGATGGTATAATTTTTTTATTGTCTAACTTCTTAATAATACCTAAATCATTAGCTATAACTTTAAGAGTTTCTTGAAAATTTAAATCTTCATTAAACTTGACTTTCATGTACATCTGTACATATGAAAAACAATCATAATACTCACCTGTACCAAAATCCTTATAAAACAATCCTTTAGGAAATGCTTTAATAGAACATGAGGGAGTCTTATCATATCTTAAGTCTGAGCAAAATAATTTATTTACATCAATAAAGTTTTTACAATAAAACCTAAAGATTTGGTACTCAGAAACTTCTCTGAGCACCATATCCTTAGTAAAATGAGTTACATCTACACCACCAAAATTAGAATGGAAGATCATCTTTTACTGGTGCAGTAGTAAATGAATCAGCATCTGGAAGTTTAGCAACTTGCTTAACATCTCTGTCTTGATTAAAAACTAATTTAGTTTCTGCAACAGCAGGATATTCAGCATCATCTGAAATGGCTTCTGCAAATTCAGGAAGACCAATAGATGCTCTTACTCCAGTAGTACCATCTTGTTTAACATAACCTTCACCATTGAATTTAATTCTTAGTGACTTACCAGCAAGTTTGCTGTTGTAAACTTCACCAAGTTCTTCAATGCTACTAGCAGTTGATGAAAGATAATCTGTATCTTTTACAACTTTAGTAAAGATGTGACGAATTTTCTTGTAAGACATGATAGCTGCTTTTTCTGAAAGATAGAAACGGAAGTCAGTAGTTGCTTCTGCATCACCATCTTTTAGGTAAAAACTAAATGTAATTACTGGATTACCATTTTGATTGTTTTCACCTTTAACAGATTTAATTGTTACTTCATGAATGCCTGGTCTAATATACTTAGGCTTGTTTACTTCTTGAACATCTTGTCCACCGAACATAATTTTAAAATTTAGTTATTGTTATTTATACACTTTATCCCAATGACCTACTAGTTTATTATCAACCATTTCAGTCAAAGTTATTTCTTGATTTTTAAGATGATCAGGTCTTGCACCACAAGTTACTTCTTCTGAAGTTTTGAAGTTCAATGTTACCTTATCAGCTTTTCTGCTTAGTAAACCAATAGCATCAGCTTTAGCACAGACAATAGATTTAATCTTACCTGATAAATCTAAATCTACTGCTGATACTTCTTTACCATTAGTTTCTAGCATTTTGTCTTTTAAATGACCTAATAGAATCAAACTACCATCTTCTGGTACTAAGGTCTCAATATAGTCAAGAATCTTAAAGAAAGCTTCTCTTAAATACAAATAACCTGCACCATTAGGTAATTTAAGTACACTATCACCTGCAAAGTTTTTACCCATTGCAGTTTCCATATAGAGTGTTTTAGCATAACTTAAACACATTTCTTCCAAAGCAGTTACAGTATCTACTGCAATATACTTGTAAGGTTTACCAGCTTTAACAATCTCTTGACCTACAGCTTTTAGTGTAGCAAGACTGTCAACTTTAAGCTTCAAAGCTTCTACATAGTCAGAACCATTTTCGAAATCCAAAATCAAACAATTATCTAACAGAGCCAAGGCTGATGTTTTACCAGCCTTTGGCTTTGAATAGATAACCATCCTCTTTGGATTAGCTCTCACAGGAGCAATCTTCTGAGTTGGCAATTGAATCATAATTTAGCAGCTAATTCTAAGATTCTTTCCACAAGTACAGGATACAAACCAGGATACTGACTCTTAACTAAGTCAATAGGAGTACCACCAATAATGATTGGAGTTCTTTGACCTTCTCTGTTTTGCAATTCTGTCTTAGGAACAACAGTTGTTAAGTCAAGCACCTTACATAAAGTGTTAATGCTATCAATAGCTTCTACTCTTGTATCACAAGGGTATCTTTGAGCTTTGATTTCATTGACATATGCAATGTACTCTGCTTTCATTTGTTCATTTGCATCTACATTTGATGCATCTTGATTCTCAACTAGTGTTGCTTCTTGATCTTTCAAAATTTCCATTTTAATTTAATTGTTTATTGTTGTTAATAGTATCCTATTGATCTATAATTACCAAGAGTTTCTTGGTCATAGAAAGTACTTTTGTCATCTACATAGTTAAAGCAATCCATACAATAGAATTGGGTCATTGTACCATCATACTTTACATTTCTATGTTTACAATCATCATCAAACAAACTAATTTGTTTAGATAGAGGAGTATTAGTTACAACATCTTCTTTCTGAAACTCTTCATTTGTATCTAAATAATCCAAGTACTCACCTATCATATCTGACATATATGGATAGTCTGGTTGAGTAGAATCAACTATTCTATCATAATCATCTATCAGATCTAGAAAGAACTCAATTGCTAAACCATATGCATAGGTTAGCTTTTGAGACTTTACATACTTAGGGTGTTTCTTAAATCTGTTATACAACTGAGTATACAAAGGATGAGTTTTACTAGAAGTCTTTGGATAAGACACATGTTTCTCAGCTCTAATATACTTAAATTGTTTATCAGCATTAGAAATTATCTCACAAAAAATGTTAAAACAGGTTTTTACTTCAGATACACATACATATTCTTTTGAAGTATGAGGGTTATGATAACCACATGAAATATTAAAACATGCTATTCCTACATTTCTTTTAGATAAAGCACCTGCATCTGTTGCTATGCCAGTACACTCTTTATACTTATAAATTTCTAGGATTGGTTTTACAAAGGTACTAAATTCTTCATCAAATAACTGAACCCCATTAGAATAATTAATAAAATCAGCATTGCCTTTTCTGTCAGCTTGACCAATAAATTTACAGTCTTGAAAGAAATCTAAATCACAGGCATTAGAACCTATGCATCCAATTTCTTCTGATACAAAAAATACAACTTTGATATTATCACACTCATCTAATAAGTTAAGACACATAAATACACCTACAAGATCATCACCACCAGTACCTATTTGTTCAGCACCATCAAATGCTAATAGATAATCACCATTTCTAATGATAGTCTTATTAGCATTATAGCGATGAACCTGGTCTAGGTGTGACACTACACAAGGGTAGAGATCAGTTCTACCTTTAGTAACATATATATTACCATGTGTATCTTTTTCTATTAACAAAGAATTATCAATATTAAGTGCATTAAGATATGTTGTTAGTTGTGGAATAATTTGTTCTTCTTCTTTTCTTGATTCTGATTGCCATCCTAAGATCTCAATCAATAATTCTTCATTAAATTTCATTGTTATTATTATTTGTCATTGTTATTTCAGGAATTGCTATTTCTTCTTCTTCTATTAGTCCTTCTTGTTCTGCATATTCTTCATACCAAGTTTCTTCTTCAGATAAAGATTCTATAAAATCTTCCATTTCTGTTTTTATTACAGAATTAACTACATCATCATCTAAAGTAACTATGTCTGGTATTAGTTCTGCAACACCGTTTCTATAATGAACAAAATCTCCATTGTATATAACACCATTAATATATAAAACATTATCAGAATTAATTGGTTGATTACTTAAAGGACACATAAATACATTTTCAATAGGTAATACACTAATCTGATTAGTTATAGTATTAATTAAAGTAAAGTTGTCTAGATAAGGAATATCATATACACTATTAATAGAAGTTTGTCTAGTTTTAGATAAATTAAATTGTTCTGTTAAATCAAGTTTTTGAATCTTCTTTGTAAGATAATTTAAATCAACAATAAAATTTCTTATATACTTAGTTGTCCAGTTACCAGGTGACATTGCTGTAAGATTTGGTTTACCACTATCATGTAATCTATACTCATAGATGTTAAGAAAATTATTTTCAGCAGCATATCTATGAAACAAACTAACTAATTTACTATCAGTAGTATAAATTCTATCCATAACACGAATACCATCAACAGTAGTCCATAGTAATGCTCTACCAATAATACCATCTGTACCTTCAGGTCTCATAATAATAAGACTTACATTGTTATTTTTAGCATAGAACTCAATCTGATGTTGATTAGAATCATTTCTCATACAAGAAGTACCTAAGTCACCATTACTCTTAAAATAATTATCTACATGATAGTATTTGACAATATCATTACCTGTTACAATAGAAAACAATTCAGGATTATAAGTACTTAACATCTTATTATACTCTAAATGAGCTTGAATAACCTTTTCATCAACACCATTAAAACTCTTCATTAAGAATTTAGTTAATGATGTTTTCCTTGTAAAATTATTACAATGATTTTGAACATTACCAATAGCATAATCATTAGCTAATCCTTGATTAATTAGTTTAATCAAAGCTTGTGAATACTTAGCTTTTGTAAAGTAAGTAAGTTCATCATTTTCAAAACTTACATAATGATAGAATTCTTCTAAAGCATCTTCCTTAAGATCATAATTATTAAAAGATCTTCCAATAACATCATAACTTATTGTATTAAATCCTGATGTAGAATTACTATTTATATTAATATATTTAGGAACATTAAACTTAGCTATAACACAATAATTACCATTATCTTCTTCATAAATATTGTAATCTAAATAATATGTATCACATACATTACTAATATTATTATGAGTATATACTGATGAAAATTTTACATGAGTATTTGTAATAATATGAACAGGTATATTTAAGATTTGTGTTCTTCTAGAACTTCTAACATAACCTTGAACAATCTGTCTTATATCTCTATGATGATGTCCAGAATATGAATAATGATTTCTAATTGTAATAATTTTATTAAATTCATTATTTATATCACTTCCTATGTTAAAATAAACATATCTTGAGTTTCTATTTTGATAAATATAATACTGTAATTCTGCAGGTAATTTGAGTTTAAATTGACTTCTTGATGTTTGATTTATTATTATTTTACCCATAATATTAAAACTAAAAAGCACCCTATATATAAAACATAGGGTGCTATTGTTTATTAGTATAACTTAGAAAACAAAGTCAAAAAGTTCAGCAAGATTACCATAAGAACCATCTGAACTTGTACTTGCTACCCAAGCACCATTCTTTTCAACAATGTAATACTTAGCAGGAGATTTCTTCTGACCTTTTACTTTGTTAAACAATGCATTAATAGTTGCATTATCTGGTCTATTTTCTTCTTCTACCAATGAAATTTCATCATCTTCACTTCCTGTGTTTTCAGCTTCAACTACACAAGACTGAAGAAAATCAATGTAATCTTCACTGATGCAAGAAATAAAAATTCCTGCTTCTTCTGCCTTTTTATCAGCATAAGATTCATTCTTAATGAAGTTTACATCATAATTCTTACTACCAGTAGTTAGATAATGATCATTTTCTAATCTTGATAAGATTTCTGGTTCTACATTTAAACCAAGTTGTTCAGCAAATGCTACACATGCCTGTGCAAGTGTCAAATTGTCTACTAAAAAGATTGCTCTTTCCATTTTAATTGAATTTTAGATTTGTTTGTTATAAAATTTATTTATTTCTAAATTGTCAGGTTCAGGTAACTCAAAGAATTTACCAGACTCAGGCTTAACATAAAGACCTTTTGCTATACCATCTCTTGATAATCTGTTCTTAATTATCTTTAACATCAGCATTCTGTCTTTAAGTTTACTAATATCATATCCTAAAGATGTATCCATATCTAATTTATATGGACACATTAGACCTAGAACAACATCAGCATCTTGATAGGGATTAGTAGTGTCTTTAAAGTCACCTTGAGAAGGAGATAAGTCTACACCTTTAAACTTCTGCCTTTCTACAGAGCTTAAGCCCTGATTAAATTGCTGAAGTACTATTGGTGTAAAACCAAAAAGATTTCTCAATAAGACAAAATACTCACTCATTTTATCCATCACTTCTTTAGTTTGAAATCCTCTTTCTTTTTTCAACAGGTATAAATGGTCTAATGCTATAATATTATATGCACTAGGATCATTAGGTTTATAACCAGCTATTCTTTTCTTTACACTACCATCTGGATCAGTATATTCTTCAAATATAATCTCACCATTTGATACTGCAAATTTAAATAACTCATTATAAATACCTGTTGGATTAATAGACTCAAACCTAAAATGAATACTATCTGCCATTTGTTCTACAATAGGAATAACTCTAAACACAACTTCTTTCTCTTCATCTGTTAGTCTAAAGTTACCTAAACCTTTAATTTTCTCAGGTGGTATTACTACTCCATACATTTGATAGATTAAAGATGATGTCCAATTACACATCTTAGTAATCTTATCAATCTCAAAGGAATAATAAAATACATTACACTTAATTTCATTCTCATTAGCATCTTTGATTGCATTTCTTACCATATAATCTAGTAAGGTAGTCTTGTAAGTACCAGAACTACCACCTATTAGATAATAAGTGCTTCTTTGAATACCAAATACATATTTATTAAGTGTATCAAATCCATTTGACAAACCCTGATATTTGCCATTTAGACCTTCTTGGATTCTTGTAGTTAAAAAACTCATATCCTCTCAACCCTTTCATCAGTATCAACTTCAACATCTAAATCAGCATACTTATCCCATGTCATTTGATTAAACCATGTTCTAATATCCTGAAAGAAGTTTTCACTGTTACCTTTCTTTCTAAGCTTTAATTCTACAATCAAACCTTTGTGCATTCTTTCTGCTACATTAGGATCTCTTCTAATGTAATGATTAAACTTGCTAAGACAATGCTTACCATCAGCAGAATCAATACTCTTGGCTTTTAACACCCTAGTACCAACCTTTTGAGGATAAGCATCATAAGTTTTAACAAATAGCATCATAGCATCAGATACTTTTGGTCTTATTACATCTATACCTTGGTTTGTCAATTCAAAATCTTCGTTAAGATAACCTAATTCTATTAGAGTATCAAAATTTAATTCTGTTGGTAAACCATTAGCTAGTATGTGTAAATACAAAAATTCTAATGTAGTTACTCCAAGATTATCAGTTACATCAGTATCAATTATTATCTTCATAATCCAAGTCCTCCTCTTTTAATCCTGCTATATGTACTAAACTCCTTGATAGAATTAAAATACTTTTAGCTTGTTTTTCTTTTGTTTCATCATCTACACTAAAATCTAGATGTAATTCAACATACTTCTTTTCAAAGTATTTCATAATATCTATTGGTGAATTACCTACAAACATTATAAACTCTTTGTCATCTGTTTCTGATTTACCTGAAGAAAAGAATGCAAATTTACCATCTTTAGTATCAAACATTGTTATGATATCCTTATCTTCATCTATCATAGAAAGAATCTCATAAAAAGATTCCTTCTCATCACTGAAATTAGAAGAATAATCTACAATGTTATCTAGACCAACTATGGTTTCAACATTATGAGTATCCATGTTTTGCAAACATTAAGTCATATTCATCCTGCTCTAAAATCCTTTCATTATATAACTCGTTAATGGCATCAAGTTCTACATCAACATCATAAACATCGTTTATTAGACTTTTAACTTTTTCTGGAGTATCACTCCATATTCCAGGATAAACTGATTTTATGCAGTTTATACAGAAAACAATCTCATCTTTTGTCATAGGTTTTTAGAATTAATGAATGTTATTTTTTGTTTATCTAAGTTCTCAGAACACTTATCCCACCATACTTCATCCTGAGTGTTTACTACAACTAAAATCCATATAACAGCTTCATGGTTAGGTCTCCACCTAACAATTCTACCCATTTGTTGGATTATATTTCTTTCAACACTATTTACTTGAATGATTATAGCTGAATCGAGATCTGCAATATTTTCACCCTCATTTAAAGCTTTGACACAGCTTAACTGACTAATCTCTTTAGATCTTAATCTAGCTAAACTATCACCTTTAGATTTAGAATGAAAGGTATCTGAACACATCTCTTCAGCTTGAGCTATTGAATGACAAAAGAACAGTGCTCTTTTACCAACCATGTACTTATCTCTAATTAGTTTTGCAACATCCATTTTGGATTTAAGATTACCTAAGAATCGTTGCCTGTTTAATTGTGCAAACATAGCAGCTTTTTGCTTACCAGCATACTTTAGTTGCAATATTTGTTTAGATAGATACTGATAGTGATTATACTCTGTTGTTAAAAACGGTTTATCCTTAGTACCAGCTTGTATATATTTATTAGTGTTATCTAATTGTATTTGTACAAGATTGATTCTATATGGAGCTACAACACCATTTTCTACAGCATCATCTAGTCTATATTCATATACTATAGGACAATGTAGTTTAACCAACACTTTTTTAATCTCATCAGATGGAGGAGTGGCAGATAGACCAAGAACTCTATCAGAAGTATTTTGACTAAAGAATTTAGAATTATTTTCAGTAATGTTCTGAAGCTCATCTAATATAATGAGATCATAGTGATTACCTTCAATTTTATTCAATGAAACATAACAATACCTATCAAGAAACTTGTAGTATCTTGTCATCTTCCACTTTTTAAATTCATCTAACCAGTTCTGATCTCTTAGACTTTCTGTAGGAACAGCAAGTAAAACCTTAGGCTTCTTAATACCTAAGGTCTTTACTAGATACTCAATAGCTAACAAAGCACATCTAGATTTACCAGAGCCTGTAGCCATTGCCAATGAGCCTTTACAATTATTATCTATCCATGATTGTAAAGCTTCATTCTGAATTTCATTCTTCTTATTGGTCATTTAAATAGTCTAAACAAAGTTCTTCTATCTGCTGAATACAATTCTTTTTACCATCTAACCAGTACAATACATCTACTAAACTACCTTTAGTAAGTTCTACATAGTTTATTTCAAATGAATCTCCTGAACCAGGATATGCATTATCTACAGGATAAATAATTTCATCTTCACCTTCTTCAAAGTAACCTGATACTTCTAAAGTAAAATCAGATTCTTTTATTACTGCAGTTCTTAAATGTGCTCCCATATTATAATAAAAATATTTTTAATGTTCTACGACCATCTTGATAATCAAGTTCAACTCTGTTAAAATCACCAAGCTCTTTGTAAAGAGTTAGTAATCTACCAATAGGTCTTTTATTATCAGCATGATTAATGATTTCTAGTCTTGTTACTTTGTTTTCATCAGATGAATTTTCAAGTGCTTTCCACTCATCATCATTTAGTTTGTTTCTTAGATTGCCCATTTTTCTTTTATAGTTTCAATTAAAGTGTTTAAATCATCAGATGCTATACTATCAAGTATAATGTCAGATTCTATATCCCTCATTGAAGGATACTTATCTAAGGTATAACCATAATACTCAATAGCCATATTTTCTATTAAACTTTCATGAATATATTTCTTATTAAAGAATGTAGTATTAATTTTAGTTACTGCTTTACCTACATCAGTTTTTAAGAATGTATGAACAGATTCTTTTATTAAATATTTATTCCGTTCCTGAACATTATAACTTAATTCATCATAGATTTTTTTAGTCAAGGCATTGACTTGTGTCTTATTTAATTTCATATTAATTGTTTTGTGTTGTTAAAAAATATACCTTATAGTTGACAATTCAAAGTATTCACTATACAATGCTTTAAAATCTTTTATCATCTGAGCTTTTAAATCCCATTTGTATCTGATATTATCAGCAGCATATTGTGAATCTTTTCTTTCTTGCATTTCAGGTTTCCAGCATATACTGTTAACCTTTTCAGAATTCTTTAGAAACTGTATGTTATTATAAGTTAAGAATATACATTCTGACTTAAAATCCATATCCTTTAGCTTCTCAAACAATTCTCTGTAGTGTTCTAACCAGTTATCATGATATACTATAGGACTAAAATTAAGATGTACCTCCATCTTCTTTTGAAGTTCAGGTATCATACTAATCCTTGTATCTATACTAT